AAGCCACAGCCAAAGCAAAGAGAGTTTTTCCTCGCGCGTCGTAAATTTGTTGCGTTCGGCGGAGCGAGAGGCGGCGGCAAGAGCTGGGGTGTGCGCGAGAAAGCAAAACGACTTGCGATTAAGTGGGCTGGCATAAAGATACTCATTATCCGCAAGACCTACGCCGACCTGCGCGACAACCACATTTTGCCGTTGAAAGCCGACCTGCCGCCGAGCTTTGCCGAGTACAAAGAGCAAGACAAGGCGTTTGTGTTTAGGAACGGGAGCCGCATTAAGTGTTGCTATTTCGCAAACGAAAACGACGCTTTGCAGTATCAGGGGCAAGAGTATGATGTCATTTTCTTAGAGGAGGCTACGCAGTTCACAGAGCTTGTTTTCAATGTTATGAAAGCCTGTCTGCGTGGTGCGAACAATTTTCCGAAACGAATGTATCTGACTTGCAATCCTGACGGTGTTGGTTTTCTGTGGGTAAAGCGGCTGTTTGTGTCGCGTGAGTATGAGCCTAACGAGAATCCCGACGACTATATGTTTATTCAATCGCTCGTGGACGACAACAAAATCCTTATGGAGACCGACCCCGATTATGTAAAACAGCTTGATTCCTTGCCCGAGGATATGCGGAAACGCTGGCGGTACGGTAGCTGGGAGGTAAGCGAGGCGCAGTATTTCGGAGAGTTTGACCGAAACGTGCATACTTGCGAGCCGTTTGTGATTCCTGCGGATTGGCGGCGGTACAGAGCGTTTGACTATGGGCTTGATATGCTGGCTTGCTATTGGATAGCGGTTGATACTCTGCATAACGCTTATGTGTACAAAGAGCTTTGTCAGAGCGACCTGCCTATATCGACCGCCGCCCACAAAATGCTTGATATGACGACCGACGACGAGGATATTTACCTGACGCTTGCGCCACCCGACCTATGGAACAGGAGCCAAGAGACAGGCAAGAGCAAGGCGATTCTGTTTGACGAGGCAGGCTTGACGCTTACACAATCGAACAACGACCGCGAGGCAGGCTGGCTTGCTATCAAAGAGCTTTTGAAAAAGGACGCAAACGGCAATCCGAGACTGCACATATTCACGAACTGTAAACGGCTTATAAAACATCTGCCCGAATTACAGCGCGACGAGAAAAAGCCCACCGACTGCGCGACAGAGCCGCACGATATAACGCATAGCCCTGACGCACTCAGATACTTTGCCATCTATTGGACGCGCCCTGCGCCTACTCCGAAAGACAAGCGCGTTAAATACCGCCCTGACGAGTTGGAAGATTACAGACGGGCAACGACGCAAGAGGAACGGGATTTAATAATTAAACGCAAAGGAGGTTTACCCTTATAATGCAAATCGACAAGGAACACAAATTAGACTTTTTCAAAGACCTTTACGCAAACGCCAAGGGCGAAATGGACGGTTTGACGGAGGACTTTGCAAAGTGGGATAAGCAATACAAGGGCAGTCTGGAAATCGACGGCTCCGATACACCTGCTACGACGGGCAGAAACATTACCTATGAGCTTATCGAGAGCCAATTTTCGAGTTATCTGCCGACGACGGCTGTAACGCCCGAGATTTATTCCGAAAGAAACGACAGAAACGCAAAGAGCGTCGAGCGACTGCTCCGAAACAAGCGTAACCGTCTCCCGTTCGAGAAAATGAACGACATCGACGAAAGATATTCACCTATATACGGCGGCTCAATCTGGCTTGTTGAGTGGGATAATTCGATTAAAACGCATAACACCGTGGGCGATGTCAAAGTTACGATTTGGGCTCCGACGCATTTTGTCGGACAGCCGCACATATTCGACATCGACGATATGGAATACTGCTTTATTTCCTTTGAGACGACCAAAGAGGACTTAGTGCGTAAGTACGGAGTGAGTGTCGAAACGGCAGACGAGACCGAGAGCGAAAACGGTACCGAGAACGACGAGACGGCTACGGTCGTTGTTTGCTATTACAAAGACGAAAAGGACAGAATCTGTCAATACATCTGGTCGGGAGATACCGAATTACGAGACATCGAGGATTACTATTCGCGTAAAAAGTATATCTGTAAGCATTGCGGCAAGCGTAAAGAGCTTTGCGAGTGCGATAAGCCCGATTACGAAATGCAGGACGACGAGTACGAACTGTTAGACCACGATATACAGCTTTCGGACGGCTCATTTATCCGCGCCAGCTCTGAGGTTATCAAAGACGGACAGGTGGTTATGGAGACGCAACGCCAGCAAGCTATCGCAGAGGACGGGAGCGTGGCGATGGACGAGATAAACGGCATAATGTTACCTATCGGCGCAGATGTGCAAGTGCCGAAAATGGAGCAGACAAAACTGCCGTATTTCACGCCGACAAAATTTCCTATCGTCATACGCAAAAACACATCGCAGGAGGACAGCCTTTTCGGGCAGAGCGACTGTGAGTTTGTGCGTCCGCAACAGCAGGCTATCAACAAGTTGGAAAGTCGCATACTCACGAAACTTATGCGAGCAGGCGTATATCCTACGGCACCCGACGATTACGCAGGGCAATTCGACGAGACGCTTTACGAAAACGTGATTAAGGTAGGACAGAACAATTACAAACTGTTTAACCGTATTGATTTACAGGTATCGGTACAGCAGGATATGGAACAAGCGGAGCGAATTTATCAACACGCTAAGCGTATTTTGGGTATTACCGACAGTTATCAGGGGCAGGCGGATAACACGGCGCAGAGCGGCAAGGCAAAGCAGATTCAGGTTGCGCAGGCGGCAGGTCGGCTTGACAGTAAACGCCGTATGAAAAACGCCGCATACGCCGAAATAGACGAGATTATATTTCAGTATTTCCTTGCCTACGCAGACGAGCCTCGCGTTATATCGTATATCGACGCTACGGGCAGGTTGCAGAACGCGCAATTTAACAGGTACGATTTTATTGAGCGCGACGAAAACGGCGAATATTATTACAATGCTCAATACCTATTCGGAACGGACGCTACGGGCGATGTGGAGCAATCGAGAGAGACTATCTGGCAGGAAAACCGCCTGAACTTTCAAAACGGTTGCTACGGCTCGCCGCAAGACATACAGACATTGCTCATTTTCTGGCAACAGATGGAGAAACATCATTACCCCGACGCACGGGATATGGTGGAACGCATACGCGGCATAATCGAGGCACAACAACAGCAAATGCAGGAACAGTTGGCGGCGGCGCAAGGCGAAAACGCTAACCTACGCGAGCAAGTGGCGGCGGAGCAAAACCGAGCGGACGGCGCAGAGGGATATATCGACTACCTAAATAATTTTAACGCAGGAGGCAATCAATAATGGCGGTAAAATCTGTTTTGAATAAAGACATCTACGGGGCAAATTTAACAGGCGCAGGGAGCGGTTACGGGAGCGTAACGAAAGTAAAGCCGACTACGGGCGGCACCTATTCGGACGGCATTTCGGCTTTAACGCCTACAATGCCGAAAGTGCCTACGAACATAAAGCAGAATTTGAATATTAAGCCCGTAAATTCGCTCGGTGGCGGCATAGGCGGCACGGGTGGCGGTGTTACAAAAGAGGGTGTCGTTACGGGCGGTCTGGGTGTTACAAAAATGCCTACAATCAATACGCCGACATCTACGCAAGGCAAATACTCCGATTATCTTTCTACGTTGCAGGCGAAAACTGCGCTTAAAACGGGAAACAATACGCAAATGCCTACGACTGTTCAAAAGACGGCGGCGGTAAATGCGGCTACACAAAACGCCACGGCTAAGCAAGCGGAAAGTACGCCTGCGCCGCAATCTACGAGCGCAACGGAAACGCCTGCGACATACGAGGAGTATTTATCGCAACAGAGAGACTTGTTAGACAAGCGAAAAGCGGACGCGGACAGACAGGCAGAGGCGGCTAAGGAACGGGCGGCGGTGGACGCGCAAGCCTCTTACGCGCAGAATATGGCGACTTATGGCACGAACGCCGAGACGCTGGCGCAGATGGGCTTACAGGGCGGCGGATATAGCGATTATATCAATGCTCAGGCTTACGCCCAAAAGAGAGCCGATGTACAACAGGCGAATGTTACCGAGCAGGCGGCAAAAACACAGAATAACGCCACCTATGAGGACGCTTTGGCAGAACTCAATAAGAGCGAACTCGAATACAAAGAAAAACAGCAGGAAAAGGCGGAGGCTAAACAAGAAAAGACGGATTCTATTTATGCCTCGCTTTGGGAACGTGCGATTGACCCCGATTCTAACTATACGGAGGAAAATATCGAATCTTTGGGTAGAGAATACGGCTTGCCCGAATCTCAGATTGAGGAATTAAAGAATGTTATCAGAGCGAGCAAAAACGAGAAAAACGGTAACATTTACGCAAATCTTTTGGGCTACGCGAACGAGGGCACATACAACGCCGAGCAGATTGCGGCTATCGCAAAAGAGAAAGGGCTCAGCGAACAGCAGATTAAAGACCTTACTGCCGCCGCCACTACCTACAAGAATAATACCTATAAGGCGAATTACAGTAGCTTTATGGGTAGTATTGAAAACGGCAGTATGACAAAGAATATTCTCGATACCGCACTCAAAAACGATACGATTACGCAAGAGCAGTATAACGATTTGCTCAATAAATTTCAGACGAGCTTTTATGACGAATACTCCTCGCAAATCACAGCAAATTTCTCGGGTACGAGCACGGACAGTATCGACAAATCTTTGCAAAGGGGCGAGATTACGCAGGCACAGTACGACGACCTCAGAAAGAAATACAATGCAAGCGTTTCGAGTGCAATTACCGCCGCGTCGCTGTTCTATCAAAACGGCGTAAAGCTGGACGAGAACACAGCAAAGGCGATGGTGGAGAATATGAAAAAATCGGGCTGGCTTGACGACGAAAACGGCTCAAAGATTGACGGTTTCCTCTCGGGCGAATACAAAGAGGAGGACGGCGGCTGTTTTGCAAAGGGTACGCTCATAACCGTTGCAGACGGCTCTCAGATACCCGTCGAGGAACTGAAAGCAGGCGACAATGTTCTTGTATTTAACCACACTACGGGCGAGACCGACATTGCGCCCGTCTCGTACATTTTCTATGACGGTGTGAAAAATTACGATGTGCTTAAATTGCATTTCGAGGACAAGGCAAGTATCGAGGTGCTGTTTGCACACGGATTTTTTGATACCGAACTCAAAAAATATGTGATTATAGACCCCGACAATGCAAAGGACTACATCGGGCACAAATTTTATCGTGTTGTATGCGAAAACGGAGAGTATAAAAAGCAAGTCGTTACGCTCACCGATTTTGAAATTTACAGCAGAGAAACGGAGTGTTACAGCGTCCTTTCGGCGGCGCACGTCAATAATATCGTAAACGGTATGCTTGCCGTTACGGACGATATAAAGGGGCTCTACAACATATTCGAGCTTGACGACGATTACAAGTACGACGCGGAGCGTATGGCGGCGGATATAGAAAAATACGGACTGTTTACATACGACGATTGGAAAGATTACGCCACGGAGGAACAGTTTGCGGCGTTCAACGGCGAGTATCTGAAAGTCGCAATAGGCAAGGGGCTTGTTACGGTCGAGGAGCTTATAGGTTACATCAATCGGTTTTTGCAGTCTTAAAGGAGCGATTAAATGGCAACGCTATCGGATATTAAAAATCAATTTGCGCAAAACTCTCTTTCTAATCCGAAAGAGAAAACGCCGTATGCCTTGCTTACGGATAATCAACGCCAAACGGCGATGGCACGTTATCAGTACGAGCAGGAGCAAAAAGAAAAGAATCAGGGCGGCTTTTTCGGCGGTATCGGATATGCCTTTGAGAAAATCGGGCTCGGCTTTTTGCAGAGCATTGAGGGTATATGGGATTTCGCCGCAGGCGGTTTGGCTGACTTGTTCGGGGCGCACGATTGGGCGGAAAAGCAAATCGCTAACGATTGGGTAAACTACAATCACGCCGACGAGTGGTTTAATCCCTCTGAGGGGTGGCAGTTTGTGGGCGATGTCGCAGGCGGTATCGGTACGAGCTTACCTGCGATTGCTACGGTTGCCGCCGCCGCCGCGATTACATTTTTCTCTGGTGGTACTCTGTCTCCCGTTGCGGCTGGTCTTATCGGTGGTGTAGTGGCAGGATTCGGCGCGGCAGGTACAGCGACAAAAGAGGCATATAACGAGACGGGTGAGCTCACGGGTGCTACTTGGGGCTACGGTGCCCTGTCTGGCTTTACCGAGGGCGTGATGGAGGGAGTAACTGACGCTATCGGCTTTGGCGTCGGCTCCATTACGAAAAACATTGCTAAGAGTACGGCAAAAGAGGGAGCAAAGACGGTCGGTAAGCAAATCGCAAAGTCCGCCGCCCGTAAAACTTTCGGTAAGGTTGTTTTAGAGAGCTTTTTAAGCGAGGCGTTCGAGGAGGGCGTACAGGAACTCATTGACCCCGTTTGGAAACGCATTACATACGACCCGAACGCAGAAAACGCGACATTTCAACAGGTGGCGTATGCGGCTCTCGTCGGCGGTCTCAGCGGCGCGATTATGGGCGGTGCAGATGTCTCCGTGCGCAACAGCATAAACTATTTCAGCGGTAGCAAAATCAACGGGAAAGGCGGCGCGAACGGCGTTATAAGCCTTGCCGAAACGATTGCTCAGACAGAGGGTGTGAATCAATCGGGCAATGCTCAGGTTGATTTCGTTGTTGATACTCTTTCCGAATTGCAGGAAAGCCTGAAAAAAACAAACGGCGAGGTTAAGACGGCAAAACAGAAAATGCTCGTCGGTATTTTAAGCAAGGCAAACACGGCGGCACCGTTGTCTATCGTTGTAAGTCAAAACGCGGACGCTATCGTGCACGACGCGGAAACAACCGCTCAACGGCTTAATGACATCGGCTATAAAACATCTAAGGGCGAGACTGTAACCGCCGAAATGCTCAAACAGGGCGTAACAGGCGAACGCGGTACAAGAGAATACCGCAAATCGCTCTCTATGGCTATGAAAACAAACGAGGCTTTGCGTACTGTCGCTGTTATGTCGGCGGCAGGACAGCTCAATATGGACGCGGCGCAGTTCCAGCAATCGACGCTACGCGGAGAACAGTTGGCTACGCAAGCAGACCTTAATCACTTTGTCGAAACAGCAACCGACGCACAAAAACGCGATGTCGGAGAGCGTTTGGGTATTACCGATTGGGCTACGGTTACGGCAGACGAATTAAAAAGCCGCATTGTCGATTTCTCCACGAACGGCGGATTAGACCAATACATAAGCGAGCGCAAGCAGGTTAAAAAGCTCTCCGAGCTTGAAATATCGAAAAAAGGCTTGCCTAAGTATGTTGGCTCTATCACGCAGGACGGCGCGGTGCGTTATAAGTTCGGAGACGCAAGCGTGGCAATCGTTAAAAACGGCGACACCTACCTTGTGTACGATTATGCAAGCGATGTTATTTCAAAACCGCTCTCCAAAAAAGAGGCGAATCGCGTCATAAAGGAAATTTACGCCGCGTCCGCCGTAAGTGCAACAAACGCAGATGTGCAGGCGGCTACGGAAACAACGGAGACGGCGCAACAACAGACGCAATCCGAAAAGCAGACGGCGGAGCTTGACGCTTTCGCTCGTGAGCACGTTCCCGATTATAAGAAAATCGTCGGAGCACAACAGCAGGCTGTTAGACAGACGCTACGGCAGGCAAGAGCGGCAGGAGTAACCGAGGCAGACCAAATACTCTACGCCAGCGTCGCGGCGCGTTCTGGGGCAAATATCGAGTTTGTGAGCGCGGAGACTTTGGGGGCGAACGCAGACGCAGGATATAGCCTGAAAGACGGCAAAATACTTGTCAATCGTGAAATAGCAAACAATCCGAAAGCTCGTACAGCGGCGAAAATTCTGTTGCACGAGTTTACGCACGGAATGATACATAAAGGCTATGCCGTAAAGGGCAAGAAAGGCAAAAAGCACCTTGAAAACAGGGTGCTCAACGACTTTTTCACTACGGCGATTAAAGGCTTGTCGGCAGAACAGCAGATTGAGATACTTACGCCGTATGTTGAGCGGCACGGTGTAAAAATGCAGGACTTTATCAACGGAAAGGTTGATATTAGTCTTGATACATATATCGAGCTCAGAGAGGAGCTTGCGGCGCATTTCGTAGAGCGTGAACTCGGCAATGCCGCCGTCCTGAAACGTATAATATCCGATAAGCCCACGTTTAAGGATAAACTGTTATCGTTCCTGAAAAAATCCAAGAGCGATTATGCCGCAAACGAAAAACTTTCCCGTGCGGCGAACGCTTTGCTCAAAAAGTATCAGAATTTCTTTAACAAGTACGCCACGCAGACCAGATTCAGCCCGACCATCACAAACGATTTGTCGGTGCGAAAACAATCCGACGCGACGACCGAGACGGACACAGGAACGCGCCACGCTTTGCGAGAGGCGTTAGGCAAGCTCGGTGAATACAACGAATTAAGAAAACGCCACATCGAGAGCAGAGAGGGAGATACTGTCTCGCGGAATTACGACGACATTATGGATTTCATAAAGTCGTCTGACCGTGTTTCGCCCGTAAAACGGCTACACATCGGAATTGTAAACGATTCTACCGCCGATATGGTAAAGAGAAAAACAGGCATAGACATACAGGGCTATGACTTTGTTTTGGCAAGCAATTTTATCGCGCATATTTTCGATTCGCACGGTACCACGCGCACAGAGGCACCTCGCCATCAGATACCCGTAACCTACAAAAACATCGAGAATATCATTGAGACTGTCATTGAGCCTACCGATGTTACAAGAGTTTCCGACAAAAACGGCGTGGCTTTGAAATTTACGAAAGAGATTGACGGCAAAAATGTCGCTCTTACTATTACATCAACGAAAAAAAGCACCCTTACGTTAAAGAGTGCTTGGATTGTTGAAAATAGTGAGGGTCGTACACCGTCAGCAAGTGCCGAAACTCTTGCAGGAACGCCCGAAACGAACGGCAGAAACCTCACTACTGACAGTATAGCCGAAAATTCGGAAAATGTCAATAGGAACGGCAAAAAATCGGGCAAAAAGCGTTACGCGCTGTCTGTCGATGGCGAAAATATTGCAGGTGAGGTTGAGCAGACCAAAAACCTTGTCGCATTGCATAATCTGTCCGAGACAAGCCTTTTGAAAGTGTTACAGCTCGGCGGCTTTCCTATGCCGTCTATTGCTGTAACAAGGGTGGATATGGGGCATACTGAGTACGGCGATATAACAGTTGTATTCGGCAAAGAAACGATAGACCCTCAAAGAGACAGCCGAAACAAAGTATATGCGAGAGACGGCTGGACGCCTACTGCGCCTAAGATTGAATATAAAACAAATGACAAAGTACAGTCAAAAATTCAGAAAAAACATTATGAACTTGCTCACAAAGTGGGCTATGACGCGGCAAGACCGCTCTATAACTTTGCAAATGATATGGAGCGACAGCTTGAATTTTACGGCGGAGAAATCGCGTTAATCGGCAGTTTATACGACAATACGGAACTTATGAATTTGTTTCTCGTTGATACGGGAGGCGAATTTATTAAGCCTATATATAGGGAAATTCGGAGCGAACTGTCGGCGGCGGAAATTACATACAGGGAGCAAATTATTGACGCTCTCGGCAAGGACTTTCTTTCGGCGTGGGATAGTACGAAAGACCGAAAGGCGTTTATATCGTTGCATAAGCAAAAAATAGTCAATGCTCTTGCGTCCATAATGCAGGGAAAAGAAAGCATAGAGGAAACGAGAGCAAACATTTCTCAGAATTTCTCTACGTTTGCGCTTGGAAATATCCTGAACAAAGCTACGCTGTTTATGAAAGACGGCGGTATCTCTGTTCGTAGTGAAATTGATTCTAAGGCGACGCAGGAGACTATTCGCAAAGCAACAAACAAGCAAAAATATGTCGCTTGGATTGATAATTTATTTGGCGGTATAGAGGAAAAGACAGGCATATACAATGGCAGAGACCCGTACACCGCCTCTGGCAATCGTAGGAGCTTTGAGGCTTTACATTACGAATACACGCTTGAAAATATGGTTGAGGCTATGTCCGAAAAAGGCGAAAAAGGCAATTCCTCGTGGCACGGGCTTACTCTTGGACAGTTGCAGGCAAAGCTCTCCAAAGAATTTAAGAGTATAGACGAAATTCGGCTTAATTCGGAAAAATTGACAGTAAAAGACGAGGCGGCGCACGAACAATTTAGTGAAACCGCAAGGCTAATGCTCAACGAAATCACGGGCGAAATGGTGGATAAAAACCGATTCTCCGACGATGTGGCATATTGGCAGGCTCTTGACGGCGCACAGATGGTTATAGGTGAAATCGCGGACAACAAGCTATTTACTCTTGATAAAATCGCGGCGTTTATGAAACGCGAGTATTCTACATCGTACCGCTATAATGAAAGTATCGGGAATAAAATTTTAGGGCTTTTTGCGTATGTGCAGACCGAGAATAGCACGGACTATTTCGAGGCAAAGCCGCGCCGTGCTGTTGCGTTCTCAGAGATAAAGAGCGTGCTTATACCTGAAACCGCCTCCGAAAAATTGATAAAACAACTCTCCGATAGGGGCATACCTTATCAGGTGTACGATTCGAGCGAAAATGCCCGTACAAACGCCGTGCAACAAATGGACGGTGTGAGATTCGCTTTGTCTGAAACGGATTCGCAGGGCAGTACGCTTTCAAAGGCGCAAAGAGAATTTTTCAAAAATAGCAAGTTTACCGACAGAGACGGGCATTTATTGACATTATACCATCAGACCGCCGCAGAATTTACGGTGTTTGACACATCGCTCAAAGGAGCAGGACAACACGATTATTTAACTCCATTTGGAATATTTATGAAACCGTCCTCAAAAAACATAGGCTTAAATGGCGATATACAGATGGCTCTTTATGCCAATGTTACGAATCCGATTGAGTTTACGGACAGAGCCGCTCTTGAATCATATTTACGCGAGACCGCAGGTTTTGGAAAGGAAATCGACGGCATAATAAATCTTGACGCGGAATATAAAGCAAAAAGCGATACTGCCGAAAATCGCTATATGGAGCTTGCGACAAAGGCATACAAAGACCCTGAAAATCAAATTTTACAGAGCCAACTTTCCGCCGCCGAGCGTGAATGGTCGAGTATTATTGATGAATGGGGTACAGCGTTTGATAAGCGTTCCGCCGCCTTGAAAGAGCGTGTAAACAAACATTTCAGAAATACACAATACGACGGAATAATTTTGCAAAAAGATGGTGGTGGCTTTGGTAGGTCTACTGCGGCGTATATCGCTTTCGAGCCGAATCAGGTTAAGAGTGTGAGCAATCAACAGCCGACAAGCTCAACCGACATCAGATTTGCATTATCACCTGCCGAATTTCAGGAACGTGTTATTGCCGCTCAGGATATGCAAAAGGAGGCGAGAGAATATAAAAGACGGCTCAAAATCAATCCTGACGGTTCCGTTACGGTTTATCACGGCACAAGCGCAGAGAACGCTCAGGCGATTCGCTCTACGGGCGTTATCAACAGTCAGAGCTATTTTACTACAAATGCGGCAGAGGCTTATTACTATGCTAATCAAAAGAATAAGAACGGTATAATTCTTGAAA